GTATAGATTCTGCGAAATTCAACATAGAACTCAAACCACCTACGTTGAGTTCCTTCACCATCGGGAGCAATAATAATCCGCATAATAAAAGCCCGATAATCAAGACAATAAAAAATGTGTCGATTAATTCCTTGACTTTCGGAAACATATCTCCGGTAAATGAATTTGCGATCCAGACATTGGTCGCTTCAGAAGTAGAAACGCGTGTGAAAACAATAGCGACCCACATTATAAGTATTATCATGAGTAAAAATGGGTTCCACATAGCACCTTTGGCTGTGCGAACAATGAGTTTATTGATATTTGTCGAGTCGTTATCCTTATATGTATTCAAAAGAGAGTCCCATTCCGTACCGGTTACATTATCGATTTCACCTTTTTGGACTTTGGCATATGCTTTGGTTTGTTGTGCGGCTTGGGATATATTAGCCTGCAAATCGGCACAATATCCGGCGGCGTCCTCGGCGGGATCGGCGGGCGGCTTCAACGAACTAAATACATTATTCCCCCAACTAACTAATTCGGCAACAAAACCATTACTCGCAACCGGAAGTTTCCCGCAAATTGACGATTTCGGATGGTTTTTGTTTCGTTTGTATGCGTTCTATAACCGCGGCATTTACTTGTTCGTCCGTTACGTCAGTTCCAACCGGTGCTTTATTTTTTAATTCTTTGGCGACCTCTTCTCTCAATATATTAGTCTGTTCACTCGTTATTTGTTCTTTGGTATTTTGTTTTGACATAACAACCCAATTCCAAATGTAACACCCAGCAAACAAAACCACCAATACCCAGCCAAACAAATAGTATGTTCTCGATTTTTCTAATTTACCAAATGTAGATACAAGAAATATAACGGCGAAAATAATATAAATGCCACCATGTGCGGCAAACACATTACTATTAAAATCCCCAACGCTGCCGTCGCCGATCTTAAGTCCGGGCCATCCTTGGCTTGTTCCAATCCATAAAATCCCGCACAGGATGAACCCTATAATTAAAAGAGCCTTTACCGCAAACCCAATATTCAGCCCAAAACCCTCATTAAATTTATTTTTAAAATACAATACTGCGAAGACAAGCGCATAACCAATGACCTGTAATACCAGGCCCGAAACAAGTGCTGCGCTTGCGCCATTATTTACTGGGTTTGCTTTGTAATCGGCTTTTGCTTTGTCATTCACTACTTCGTTCCCGTCATTCTCGATGATTTTCGCACGCGCAATCATATAAAAACCTAAAACTGAACCGATAAACCCACCAAGTCCCGCTCGTTTTGTGTTAGATTTGTCAGACTCGGTATCCCCCTCCACACTACCGTCATCGCGAAATATTTTCCATAATGAATAAATAACCAATACAATTCCTCCAATAGAAAATATGCCACCGAATATGTTTAATGTTTTTACAGTAGTCGGTGTATTATCAGCTATTTTCGAAATACCGATACTACCGAAACCGAGTCCGAGGCCTAGCACGACAAAAATAAATATAGCCAAACCCGGCCATATTCCTTTGTCTTTAAACGGATGATCATCATTCTCGTCGATTTTCGGTAATATATATTTTTCAGAGGTGTCGCTTAGCCACGACTTATACGATTTCGCATCACCTTTCATTATCCATAATGCGTATATAAACACCAATATCAACATCATAAAACTAGCCATTTCATTTCGGACAACATCCCACGTAAAAAATCCGACAAGGAATATGACCGAAATAATAATAACCGGTAAATAGTCTAGTATTTTATTTATATGAAATGATTCTTCTACGGAGGCGGGGGCATCCATATTTGTGTTATTTATCAATTAATAATTTATAATTACAATAACACCAGTTATAATTATAATATATAATAATGCTTCGCCGTCTACCGCCCGCCCGCACGCGTCGGGCGTTTATAAGAACGACATTGCGGTCTTTTTCCCGTGGCAATCGCGACATAATGCTACTAAATTATCAACGTGGTTGGAACCACCGTGTTCTAAAGCAATGACGTGATCGACTTCAAACCACGCAGGCAACTGACGCTGACAATCGCCGCATTTCCATCCCTGCTGCGCTGCGACGTATTTCTTCTTTGTTTCGCTGACACTTCGCTTGCTAGAGCCCTTGCCGGAATTGAGAACCCGGCGCTCGGCGGCGCGGACTGACCCACTGGGGGGTCCGCCCCCCATCGCACCCGACGTCCCACCCGACGTCCCGCCGCCCATCACACCGCCCATCGCACCGGCCATCGCACCACCACTCATAATATTTGCCAGGTTACCGTCGTTGGGGGGCGGAACCCCCCTGGTAAAATCAAAGAATGGAGTTATCATATCCGCAGTTCCCTTGCTAATCGGCATATATTTTATGATATCATTTGCGTGAAATAACATCTGCCTAGAGTTTTCAGGATTACGGCGCATGAAGAGGAACAGCGAGAGACCGACAAATCCAAATGTCGCCATTTTAATGAGCTTCTGGTTGGACTGAAACATTTTCATAAGGCGTCCATCATAATATGTATTTGCGATAAGGACGGCGGTAATTATAAACACAATATACTCTACTTTTATCATTCTTGGTTATATTATGATGGTAAAATAATGGCTCGGTTCGGCTCCGTTACACTCGGCTAGCGATTATGATAATAATACGCTGCATATCCCAACCCAGCCATGATAATCAAATAGACCAGTTTCTCTCGGTATTTCAATTCCTCTAATATCTGGATGGGTTTCGGCCGGTAGTGTAAATAATATCTCTCGAGTGCGTCGTGTAAAGGCATCTCATCCTTCATCAACAGGACATTATACCGATTATGAATGAAATGGACCCACTTAATAAACGAGGTCCGACTATCTAAATAGGGCGTGACAGGATACTTATCCAACATACGACTAAACTCCGATGACATCTCTGGGTCAGGAATAAACATCGCGAAATTCTGTATAAAATCGTAATACTTTTTACGCGTCACATCATTGACGTGGTCGGGGTAATTCACCGCGACGGACATTAAAAAGAACCAGTAATGTGGTCCCCACACGGCGGCGTCTAGTTTTAACATTCAGCGTGCGTGCGTGCGTATGTGCGTGCGTATGTGTATGCGAACAAATACGCCTTACTATGAAATAACATAAAAACAATGACATAAATACGGTAAATGAGTATGTCAGAAGACGTTGCGGTTGGGGTAGAAGTGTCATCGTTGTCGCCTCTACCTATAGACGAAATTACAAAAATACATAACCCTAAATCCGCATTGTCATATATTGAAATGAGCCAATTAAAAGCATCTACAATCTCACAACTGATGCGAACACAACCATATTCTCCATATAAATCCACACATGCTGCCGCTACCGGCTCTACTGCCTCTGCTGCCTCTGCTGCCTCTGCTGCCGGCTCTACGGGCCATATAGCCGCACAGACACCAGCAGCATCAGAGAACAAATATTTCTGTAATAATTGTAATCGGAATAATCATGTATATAACAATTGCCGTGCACCCATCACAAGCATCGGCGTTATCGCATTCCGGTGCGGCGATTCCGGACCTGAATATTTGATGATACGGCGTCGCGATTCATTCGGGTTCGTTGATTTTGTGCGAGGCAAATATTCGCTACACGATGAAGCATATATCCAGCGTATTATCGACGAAATGACCGTCCATGAAAAGGCGAACCTGATGCGTCTTACCTTCGAGCAGTTATGGAAATTGTTATGGGGCGATTATACGCGCGGAAGCCAATACAAGAACGAGGAAATGGTGTCATTTGAAAAGTATCGACAAGTACTCGGAGGCATACGCACAAAAGACGGGCGTGTGAAAAATCTCCAGCAATTCATCGATGATTCGAAGACGCGTTGGAATGAAACGGAATGGGGGTTTCCGAAAGGCAGGCGCAATTATAATGAAAAGGATATCTCGTGTGCGCTGCGTGAATGCCTGGAAGAAACGGGGTATGATATAACGGCCGACAACGTAATCCAGAATATCGCGCCATATGAAGAGATATTTATGGGGTCAGATATGAAATGCTATAAGCAGAAATATTTCCTCGCGATGGTGGATTTAGAAAAGAAGCCGAAAACCGCGCATGATATTATGGAAGTCGGGCTGATGAAATGGGCGCCATACGACGAATGTATACAGATGATAAGGCCTTACAATTTAGAAAAGATTGGGATTATTCGCAAAATCAATAACATTCTAAGTAAATATCG